ATCTTTGGGGCCAGTGAGATCAGTACCCATCGTGGAAGGTGGAAGATTCCCGCCGCGCCGCTGGTCATTGAGTAGGATATACCCCAGAGGAAAGCTGGGGCCAATGTCTATCGTTCGGGTTGCCACCCAACCAAGAGTAGGGAACACATCTTAAAAGCCGCGCCCCGGTTGCCTATCGCGGTCGAGTCCCCCACGGCTTGCAGGTAAATCCTTTAAGTCAGATTGGTATATAAACCCCCGATGGGGTATATAAAAGGTTGTCTTTTAGTAAGGGTGAGGGGAGCCGGTGACAACAGCACTGTAGCCCAACAATCATTGGTTCCAATTACTTCTTTTCAGTTTTTGTTTTCGGTAGGCGGTTCAGTTTCTATTCGTTTCAACACTACGTGTTTTTACGAAGTGTTGCGATGTAGCCACCTTCCACGATAGGTTCTATTGTTGTTCAGAGTTGGGCTGTATTGGTTGGGTTTTCTATGAAGGGTTTTCTGGTTTCCCTTCTTTTTCCCGAGATTAAATACCGTGAATTTTTAACAAATAATGGCAAGTAAAGGCGTCTCAGGTAAGACAGCGGAACAAGTCTCTCAGCGGCGAGAGGAATTTGCGGAGACGAACAGATCGGATCATTACGATTTTGAGGAATGTTTCTGTCTTGCCAAGATTCCGCGACAACCAGACGATTACGACGGGCCACCGAGGTTCTGTTTCTCCCGAACACTCGATCCAGACACGTATATTTGTAAACACCACGGCGGCGCGGGAGATCCGTCGAAGCTCGAACCCTTAGCTAACATGACACATGGATTTCACGCCACCCGAGAGAACTTAGAATCGGACTTTTCAGACGCCGATCAAGACCTATACGATTGGGTCACATCTCGGTGGCCGGACGCATACGATATTGAGCTTGAGGAAGACCCCCAAGCCGAATATGCGTTCCATGCGCTTGGCGTTGAGATCGTTCGCGCCGAGCGAGCAGAAGGTTTCCTCATCAACGAGGGAGAAGACAACGTAAAGAAGGTCTTTGGCCCCACTGGTGAGGTTGAATACGAGGACATTCCCCACTACCTGTCGGATATGCTTCAACGTCAACGAAAGCTGATTATGAAAATGGAAGACAATCTGGGGATCAGCCGCAAGAAACGGCTCCAGAACGAGGTTGCCGAAGACGCGACTGAGGCGTTCAAGAACTTCGCCACGGTCGGGAAGGCACTGATCGGAGCCGACGACAACGAGTACGATCCCGACCAGTTCGGGGAACACTCGCAATGAAGTCCCATGCCGGGCCGGGCGACGGGGTTGAAGCCCCGGAGACGGTCAACGTCATGGATGTTCGAGAGCGCGAAGAATCCCACGGGTCGCCACGCGGCGAACGTGGGACTATTGTTCTCTGGGACGGTAACGAGTACGATTCTAAAGACGGTTCGTGGGTGATGTGTCCCACTGAAATGATGTGCGAATTGGGTTACTGGGATTAGTTCTCGATGAATCAGGATGTTCTTGAAGACTTTGCCGACCAGCTCGGCGTCGATTCATCGGTCGTAGAAGATCGGTGGCAAGGGCGTCCCGATCTCATTGCAGAGGACATTTTCCAAGTACCGGATATTAACACCGGGGAAGTTGGCGACCTTGAATTGTTCGAGGCCCAGCGAAAGGCTATCCATGCCTACTTCTACGGTGACGCGCACAAAATTAACAATTACAAGGGCCGGCGGATCGGCTACTCATTCATTTATTGTGTCGCGTTTGCGTTGGAAGGAATGTTCATTCAGAACTCGTCGTATCCGCTTGTTGCCCAGAAGAAGGGCGGCGCGGAGAAGCGAGTTGCTGACATTCAGAACTTGATCGACAACGCGAAGGTCGAAATTCCGACGAAGAAAGAGAACAATGACGAGATTGTTCTGTGGAACGACACGAATTTCAAGGCGTTCGCGGCCAATCCTGACGCCGAGCGTGGTGACGATCCCGCACGGGCGGTCATGCTCGATGAACAAGCGTTCATGGAGAACCAAGAGGACGTATCACGGGCCTTCGGAGCCTTCCTCGCTTTGGGAGAAGACCGGAAAATGGTGCAGATCAGCACCCCAAATGTCGAAAACGATCTGTTCATGCAGACCCATCGACGGGGAACCGAAACTGGGTATGATGAAGACGGTAATCACGTCGGCGTAATCTCGATCAAACAGCCCTCATTCTACGGGGCCGACGAGATCGACGTTGAGAAGCCGTTGTATGAGCAGGATGTTCGACCAGTCCGGCCTGATATGAATATCGGGCAGGTTGAGGAAGAACGGGCGGCTGATCCCAAGGGTTTCGCTCAGGAGTACCTTTGTCGGCCTATTGTTGACGAGTACCGCTTCTTCTCGGAAGATTCGGTCGTTCGGTCAATGGAGGCAAGCGAGGAAGTGGATTACAGAAGCGGTCTTGGTGTTTCAAACGGTGCAGAACTGCGTGTGATCGGTGTTGACATTGGAATCAGCCATGACGACACCGTAATGCAGATTTTCGACCACATTGATGATCGTCGATACCACCGTTTTCAGGAGGTAATTGACAACGATGTGCTGGCTGAGAGCGGTTATCAGAACCCGGATCGCGGCAATGCCAGTCAGGTTTGCACCCGAATTGCTCAGGTGTACCGGCAAACGAACGCGGATCTGGTGGTTTTAGACCGCACGGGGCCGGGAGAGACGTTCGACCGCGAACTAACCTCGAAGATCGGCCGCGATTGTGTTGGTTTCAATTTCTCCGATAAGACGAGCGTTGAGGAAATGATGGGCGATTTCAACAACGCCCTGAGAAATGATCGGGTCACTCTCCTACGGAGTGATCGGCTTAAAGATGAACTGACTTCGATCATCAAAGAGAAGAAAGAAGATTGGTCTACTCCGAAGTTTTCGGGGAAGGATAATTCTCAAACGGGGAAGGATGATTCGGCGATGGCGGCGGCACTGGCGGCATTCCCACCCAAGTTCAACGTAACTCCGGGACGGAAAGCCGATCAAGAGTCTCGTCCATCCCCTTCCACGCCTCGAACCGATCAATCTGAGAACGATACGACTGTCGAAGCCCGTCAGTCGGCCGATAACAAGTCTTCTACCAAATTTGGCGGCGGGAGCGTTTCTCGCAAGACTTTGGGGTATAGCAGTTCTAACAGTTACAGATCGCGCCACTCACGGCGTTAATTTACTATCTAAATGGGAACCGTAAAAGACGAAATTCAAAAACGAGCCACATCTGGGGATCTCCCCGGACAGAGTTTCCCCGGACAGTTCGCTTTGGATTCGCCTAAAGCTGTTGTCAAGCAGAAGGGTAGTTCTGGTGGCAATGCGAGGGCAAGCGAAGCTCCCGAAGCAAAGATCGAAGAATATCGGTTGATTGCCGACACTGATCCCCACGTCGGGGAAGCGATAGATACCCTTGTTGATTTCTTAATTGGATCTGGGTACAACATTACACCGGCTAACGTTGTCGGAACCGATGAAGACCAGACTGACGAGGATATTGCCGACCTGAAAGCTCTTGTTGAAACGTCTAATTTCCAACATGTTCTCTTTCAGTGGATTTGGCACGCTCTTGTTGACGGAACCGCATTCTTGGAGATCGTTGTTGAAGACGATATATTCAAACCAAAGGTTCTGCCGACAGAGGAAATGGAAATCACGACAGACAGGTATGGTAACGTTCAACAGTATACGTTGAACAAACCGTCCGGTGGCGAAGTTACGTTTGAGCCATACGATCTTGCTGTTCTGAATTTCCACAAACACCCCCGGGAGGATTTCGGACGTTCTCTGATCGAGAGATGTGAGGAACAAGCCGATATGCTCCGTGACATGGAGATCGACAACGCCCGGTTCATTGCGACAAAGGCGTATCCACCGGTCATTTGGAAACTTGGGTCTGAGGAACGGCCGTGGACTCAAGACCAGATCGACGGCTGGTTGGATACGGTTTCTGAAATTGAACCGGAGTCGATGTTGGCTGTTGGACACGACGTTGACCACGACGTTGTGGGCGTCACAAGCACGTCTTCTTCGGCTGGGGCCATGCACTTGGAACCAGTCTTCAACCACTTGCTACAGCGGATCTACACCGCTCTCGGTGTGCCTGCGTTCCTTGGGAACGTTGACAGTAGCAGTGGAAACGAAGCCGTGGCGACAATGCCTAAATTCGACCGTCGAATCCAGAAGTACCGTTCGATCATTCGGTCTTCGATTCGACACCAACTGTTTGTTAGCATTCTTGTTGGTGACAGTGACCCAGCTGAATCCAATGTTCTCCCGCCTCAGTTTGAGTTTGGAGAGCATTCGAGCGAGGAAGAACGCTTGGACGCCGATATGGCGATCAAGTTGGTCAACAACGGACTGTTGACGTTCGAGGCGGCCGCGAAGCGGATCGGAATTGACTCTGAAACCGAACTTCCCGGCGACGGCGAGATTGATGAACACGTTAGAAAAATTCAACAGTTAGCCGGCAAAGGCGACGAAATTCAAAACGGTTCTGATGGTGGTCGGCCGACCGATACCGGTGGCGGTACTCAGTCGGCTGGTCGTGAAGTCAAAACTCGTGAGAACCCGGAAGAAGACAATTCTGGGGATAGTGACCGCCCAAAACAGTCACTTGAGAACTAATGAGACATGGCCAAAGACGACATTGGCGATGAGAGTATGGCTATTCTCCATCGTCTTGACGAACGGACGGAGCGTATTGATGGACAATTAGAGCGGATGGACGACCGAACGAATCGTCTTGAGGGTCGTGTTGACGGGGTTGAAACTCACGTTAAGCATAACAGTGGGAAGATCAAACGCAATACGACGATTCTCAATGCAATGACGTTCGGAATTGGCTCGTTCGTTGCGGCAGGGTGGGCCAAAATCAACGGATTTCTACACTTTCTATGACAGACCAAATTGACCCAGACGAGAAGGCGACTTTCGGGATGAACATCGAGTTCTCTACCCCAAGTCAACTGCTCGAACCGATGGGTGATGGGTTCAACGAATACGGTGTTCGTGAACATGACGATGGTTCGATTGACGTTATTTTCGCGGCAATGGAACCGGGCGTTCGACATGAAGGGACGCCGATGGAAGTTGAAATCACACCGGAGTTTCTACAGACGGTAGCTTCCAAGCGGTATCCTGATCGAGTTCCGCTCCAATTCGACCACAGCCAATCTCAACAGAAGAATGTTGGTTGGGTCTATGGAGATCGGGTGAAGTTCGCTGATGGCTACCTGAAAGTGATGGCTCACGTTCCCGCAACGGGGAGTCGGATTCGGGAAGACACCATAGCCGATTTTACACACGATCCGCCTGCTATCAGTGACGGATCTGTGGGGCTTGATCCCAGATCGTTGGAAGTTTCCGGTGACTCCAAACGAGGGGAACCCGCTGAGTTTGTTGACGGTCGCCTACAAGAATTTAGTCTCACTCCCTTCCCAGCCGGATACGACGACGGGGGCCTATCCCCGGAGTTCATGGAACGGAGCGGAAACAAAGAGTTGGGCGATACTCTTTGGGGCGAAGGCGATCTTGTTGAGTATCAGGCTACTTCGATGATGAAGGGTCTGGTTGTGACAATTGACGAACAACGAGCAGTAGCAATGGTCACTCTACACACCGAAGAAGATGGTGTGTTGGTTAGCACCGACGACACTGTAACTGCCGGGTATGATGATCTGATTCTCTATACCGGTGACGCGGAACCGGCTGACGATGATGGCTCTGAATATAGCGTCAGTCAGTTGCGAACGAAAAAGAGCCGACTACGGACTATCTAATATGGAAACCTACGAATTTGACAAATCTCCCGACGAGATGGACGCCGACGAAGCACGGGCCACTCTGAATGAGTTTATGGCCGAACACGAATCGAATGTTGCGGATTACAACCAGCTTGAGGACGAGCGCGACGATCTCGATGGTGAGGTTGACGAGCTTGAGAGCGAGGTTTCCGAGTTTTCGGAAACCGAAGACAAGCTCGCTGGTTCGTTCGCTGAGGTCGTCGCCGAGGAATGGGACGGTCTTGAAGCCGACGAGGTTGCTGACCGATTCAGCCTTGGGGAACTGATCTCAAAGGCCGAAGCTCTTGGCGCGTTCTCGCTCGGAATCCAAGCCGCTGACGACGGCAGTGACGACGATGTTGACGGTGACGAGGGCAACACCTTCGATGAGAAGCCTGATACCGCACCGACCGGCACAGGCGGCTCTGGTGGCGGTAGTCAGTTCACAGATCAAGCCAAGGGCGATCTCGAATCGCTCCTTGGGACGGATCTCGACTAAAGCGGTTTTTTTCTTTTTACGATGACTAAAGCACGAATTGCGACTGGTGCAGAACAGAATATCAACCGAGACGGTGCAGTTTCTCAGTTTGCCGGTCAGGAAGGCGACCTTGTTGGTCGTAACGCTAACGGTGATTGGGTCAAGGCCGACGCTGTTGCCGGTGTTTCGGCAAGTGGCGTTCTTATGGCCCCTGTTACTGACCCGGCTAATTTCAATAACGAGGAAATTACGCTGATGATTCAGGCCAACCGCGAACTGGTTGGCGAGAACCGCATTGCGGCGGTCAAACACGGCATTATCGTTGAGAACATTGACGGCGACTGGGGCTTCACCCCCGGCGAGCCTGTCTATCTCGGCGCAAGTGGCGGTTTCACCCAGACGCCCCCTACTGGGGCCGGTGAAATTACGCAGGTCGTCGGGGAAGCAAGCGGGAAAGGCGAGGCTGTCTTCCTTGATGTTGCTCCTGACTACGTTACGGCCTAATTCTACTACTAACTAATTTTTGAGGTTCATTTAAATGAAAAATCCTTCACGACAGCGACAGCTTAATACGAAAGACGACGTTCCGCTTCGAAAACTGCTCGGATACGGTACTGAACTAATCGACCTATACAACAACGCACCCAAGGGCTTCCTTGACCAGTTTACTCAGGAAGTCTCGTCTCGCGTGTTCCTTCAGCGAACGGGCGAAATGACATGGGAAGAAGTTGCAGAGGGCGAACACGCGAAAACCGGCACGATGGATTCGACCCAGATGGCGTTCTCGGTCAAATCCTACAGTCGTAGCCTTGGTTACTCGCGTGACTTTATTGAGGACAATCCGAGCGAAATGATCCGTGCCGAGTTTCAGGAACTCGTCAGTGGTGCGGAAACCAAGACGTTCGAGATTCTGTTCGATGTGATCCGAAACGGTGTCGCTGACGGTTCCCAGCTTTGGTACACTCCAGAAGACTACGCCGGTAAGTCCTTCACCAACACTCACGACCACACGTATGTTGACACTCAGGACGTTTTCGGTGACACGAACGCTCACGCGGCTTCCGAACACGTCCGAGAAGTTAACAAGGATCTCCGCGAACACGGCAAAACTCCCCGTGTCGGTCTGTGCAGTCAGGAGTTTGCTGACGCACTGATCGAGGAGCGCACCAACGGAACCAACTACCACATTCCCGAGGCCGAGGGGCTTCGAGAGGGCGACAGTACCGAACAGTCGCTCCGAGAGGATGGTGTCACGTTCGTTCAGACCGCGTGGCTCAACGGCTCCGAGGTCAACGATGTGTACGTTATCGCGGCCGAAACGCCGATCAAGACCAGCACTGTTCGCCCGGTCGAACTGACGAACAACACTGGCGCACCGATTGGCGGCGCGGGTGGCTCTTACGGCGACCCTGCGGCTCTGCTCGGTGCATACGGTTCCATGCGAAAGGGTGCGAAGATGGCCGATCCGCTTGCGGCTGTTAAGTTCTCGTTCGACAACGTAGCCTAATTGGCTACATTCTGATCCACAATGGCACAAAATGACACTTCAATGAAGGCTGAAATCCGTGCCATGACCGACTATGATCTCGGAATTATGGATAACGACAGCCTTCAAGCCCTTCTTGATCTGACCAAACGAGAAATTCAATCCAGTAAAGAAAAAGCGACCTTCGACTTTTACGATGATCTACGAGCCGAACGGACGTTGTTCTGGTTGACGTGTATCTTTGCGAAGATCAAGGGCGGCGAAATTGACGGTGGCGATTTCAGCATTTCAGAGCTAAAAGTCAAAAGCAATAATTCGGGTAGTTCGTTTTACTTTGATAACTTTTGGCGACACTATCACTCGATTGGCGAAGGTCGGCCGCGAGGCCACTTGAAAGGCCAGCGTAGCAATCGAGAATATAACTACGACAATTCCGCGACTGATCCTGAATAATGGTTCTCAACACGAAACGTCGTCGAGCCACTATTGCTATCAAGCGTCTTGGAG